GGATATCTTTGGAAGTATCTTTTCACTGTTTCACCTAGTGACATTATTAAATTTGACTCAACTGAATTTATTACTGTTCCAAATAGTTGGACCTCTAGCCAAGATTCTCAAATCAGAGCGGTTCGTGAAAATGGAGACTCTGAAGTAAACCAAAATCAAATCAAGCATGTATATATTGAAAACTCTGGAAGTGGATATGCAAATGGTTTAAGTCAAGAAGTTGATATTATTGGTGATGGTGAAGGAGCAAAGGCAAGAGTTGATGTTGTTAATGGTTCAATTACAGATGTTGTTGTAAGTGCTGGAGGAAAAGGGTATAGTTACGGTATTGTTGATTTAGGAACATTAAGTAGTGGTGTGAGTACGTCAACTGGACGTGCTAAACTTGTTCCTATCATCCCACCAGGATTAGGGCATGGTCATAATGTATACACTGAATTAGGGACTGATAGAGTTATTGTTTATGCACGATTTGATGATTCAACTAAAGATTTTCCTGTTGATACAAAATTTGCACAAGTTGGAGTTGTAAAAAATCCTACTAAAGTGGGGACATCTGTAACCTATACTGATAATACGTACTCATCATTACAAGCACTTAAATTAGAATCTGTTTCTGGAACACCTGCAGTTGGAGAAGAAATCAAACAAGTGTTAACTGTTTCTCCAAACACAGGTAAAAATGCAACTGCGTACGTAGCATCCTTTGATTCAGAAACAAAAGTATTAAAATACTTTAGAGATCGTTCATTAAACTTTAATAGAACGACATACGACCACACTGACTATGCTGGTATTTCAACAGCTGGTCGAATATATCAATTTGAATCTGTTGTTGGTGCTAATAACATAGAGGGAAGAACATCAAGTTTCTCAGGTTCAATTTCTCGTAATTTCTCAGGTATAACAACAAACCCTTCGGGTAATAAATTGATAAACTTGGGAGTTAACTTTATTTCAGGACTTTCTAATTCTGAGATAAATAAAGGGTCAGGTGAAATAGTTTACCTTGACAATAGACCATTGATTGTTAGGAACTCTCGTCAAAAAGAAGACATTAAAATCATACTCGAATTCTAAAAATGCCACAAAAGACTAATTTAAATATATCACCTTATTATGATGATTTCGATAAGGATGATAATTTTTACAAAATACTATTCAAACCTGGATATCCCGTTCAGGCTAGAGAACTAACTGGTTTACAATCATTATTACAAAATCAGGTTGAGTCTTTTGGTAAGCATATATTTAAAGAAGGTTCAATGGTTATTCCTGGTAACATTGAACTTGATAATTCATATTTCGCTGCAAAAATAAACGATTCACATCTTGGCATTGATGTATCTGTTTATTTAAATGAAATTATTGCGTCTAATGGTGGTAAAGGTTTAAGAGTAAGGGGTCAAACTTCAGGAACAGTTGCAGTTATAAAAAATTACATATTACCACCTGCAGAGGGTGTTGAAAATATAACAATTTTCTTAAAATATCAGCAATCTGGAACAGATGGTCAGAGTAGTGCCTTTCCAGATGGTGAAGTTTTAGTTCTAGAAGAACCACTCACATACGGTAATACAACTCTAACAATTGGAGAAACTATTTTAACACTTGTATCTGAAGAAGCGACTGCAACAGGTACTGCTTTTGGTGTTAACGCTGGTATATACTTCTTACGTGGAAGTTTTGTTGATGTTCCAGCATCACTTATAATATTAGAACCATATTCTACAACACCATCTTATAGGATTGGTTTTGATGTATCTGAAGAAGTAATAAACTCAAATGATGATCCATCATTATATGATAATGCAAAAGGTTTTACAAACTTTGCTGCACCTGGTGCAGATAGATTTAAAATTTCTGTAAAACTTGCTAAAAAAGCATTAACAGACTATGAAGATACAAACTTCGTAGAATTGATGAGAGTTGATACTGGTGAAGTTAAAAAATTACAAGATACTTCAACATATAGTGAACTCAAAAAATATTTTGCCAAAAGAACTTATGATGAATCAGGTGACTACTCTGTTGAACCATTCCGTATTGATATTCAAGAATCTCTTAACAATGAGATTGGTAATGATGGTTTATATACAGAAAATAGATTAACTGATGAGGGAAATGTACCAAGTGATGATATATTCTGCGTAAAACTATCACCAGGTCGTGCATACGTCAAAGGATTTGATGTTGATTTACCAGGTACAACTGTACTCGATGTTGATAAACCAAGAGATACTGAAACAGTGAATCTTGCATCTATTCCATTTGAGATGGGAAGTTTGCTTCGTGTTAATAATGTTCAAGGAACTCCACTAGTTAATATTGGTGGAGGAACTGCAAATGTAATAAGGTTAAGTAAATCACGTAAAGTAAGTGGCAGTGATAGTCCCGCCATTAATGAAGAAATCGCTGGTAGTAGAATAGGTGAAGCAAGAGTATATTCATACAACGTAACTGATGCATCATATAGTGGATCAAATACTCAATTTGATTTGTATTTGTATGATATTCAAACATTCACAGTGCTTAAATGTTCTGCGTTTCCACAAGCAAGCATAGTACAAGGAGCAAGAATAAGAGGAAAAGCAAGTGGAGCTATTGGGTATGCTGCTATGGATGGAGATTCAACAGGTGCAAATGAAATAGCAGTATCAGAGACAACAGGTACCTTTATAAAAGGTGAACAATTAATTATAAATGAAAGAACAGTAGTTGCAGATATTTCAATTAAAGATATTGTTGCATACACAGTTGACGATATTAAATCAGTTTTCCAAGATTCAGATACATTAGATTCAAATTTATTATCTAACTTTACTGCAGATACAGTTTTGTATGAAAAAACAATATCAGGATTTTCATTAACCGACCAACTAAACATAACAGGTAATACTGCAACTGTAAATAATCGTAATTTTGCTGCAAAAGTAGGTATTCATACAGATGCAATAATTGCTTATCAAAGAGGAGATTTTGATGATATAGTCTATAATAAAATTACTGATATTTCCACTGATGGTAAAACACTTACTTTAGGTGCTGTTGGAGTTCATACTGGAGTCAATAGAGGTGAGGTTCTTGCTTCAGGTATATCTACATCATCACCATTTAGACTTGTAACACCTATAGTTCAAAATCTTGACGGTTCTGGAATATTTGCATCATTACCAAAGCAAAATATTTCAAATGTAAATCTTGCAGAATCTAATTTAATAATAAACAAACAAATTTCAGGTGGTCCTACTAATATTTCAAATAATACAATTCAATTATCTTCTTCTGTAGGATTACAAACATCATCTGGTATAACTAGTGTTTTCTTTGAACCATTTGATGCAGAAAGATATTCAATTCATTATTCAGATGGATCAACAGAACCTTTAACAGATGATCAAGTAGAGATAACAAATAATGGTAATCTAATTACTTTTAGTGGTTTAAAGGAATCAAGTGGAAGTGCTGTCGTAAACGTAACTCTTAAAAAACTTGGTCTTACAAGTAAAACAAAAGATTTTGTAAGAAGTCAAAAAGTTGAAGTTACTAGAACAGTTGGAGTTTCTACATTAGCAAGTTTACTAGAACCAAGTGCTGCGTATGGATTGAGAGTAGAAGATGGTGAGATATCGTTAAATGTTCCTGATGTTGTTGAGGTAATAGCAGTTCTCGAATCAAAAGATACTAATGCTCCTGTATTAGATAAATTAAAATTTGTTTCTGGATTAGATTTAAATACAAATGCAATCGTTGGTGAACTTATTGTTGGAAAAGATAGTAGAGCGGTAGGTCAACTTGTAGATCGTAATGCAAACGATGTAACTTTTGTATACTTAAATGATAGTAAGTTCCAAATAGGAGAAGTTGTTAACTTTAAAGAGTCTGCAATTGAAACAGTTATACAAGGTGTAGAAGTTGGTAACTATATTGATAGAACTGACAACTATGTTTTAGATAAAGGACATAAAGAACAATATTGTGATTATTCTATAATAGTAAGAAATCAAGGATCCGCAGTACCTTCAAAAAGATTATTAATTATTTTTGATCAATATCAAGTTGCGAGTGGTAACAGTGGTGATATATTTACAGTTAATTCATATGGAGAAGATAGATACACTACAGATTTACCATTAATTGGAGATGTAATAGCGTCAGATATTCTTGATTTTAGACCTAGAGTAAATCCATTTGTTCCTGATGGCACTGCAAAATCACCGTTCGCTTTTAGTAGTCGTACTTTTGAATCTAATACACCATTTGTAATTGCACCTGGTGAAAGTTCTTTAATGGGATTTAGTTTTTACCTTGGTAGAATTGATAAGTTAGTTATTGATAAAGACGAAACAGTAACAATTATACAGGGTAAATCAGCAGAGAGTCCAGTTGCTCCATCAAGTAATACAAGTGCGATGGAGATAGCAACAATCATTCTACCACCATATTTGTATAATCCTAAAACGGAACCTGAGATTAGAATGCGTGATAATCGCAGATTTACAATGCGAGATATTGCAAATCTTGAAAAGAGAATTGAAAATCTAGAACAAATTACATCACTAAGTGCACTTGAATTAGATACAAACGCTTTTCAGGTTAAAGATAAAGATGGTTTGAATAGATTTAAGAGTGGTTTTGTTGTAAATGACTTCAAAAATAGAGACTTTATTGATTTTACACCTGATAGTGGTTCAAGATGTGATATTAACACTACGGAAAAGGAATTAATAAGTGCAATCGATTTTTGGTCGATGAATCCTGAATTAGCTTTAGATCCAGCTATCAATGTTGAAACTGCAGATTTAAGTTCTAATTTAAAATTATTAGATCCGAATTGCAAGAAAACTGGGGACTTTATCACATTAGATTATGAAGAAGTCGATTGGATTGAAAATCCACAAGCAACTGGCGTTGAAAATGTAAACCCATTTAACGTAGTTGCTTTTGCTGGTGTAATAAGATTAAACCCACCATCTGATAACTGGACAAGAACAGTTTACGTTAACAATGTAAGAACTGAGTCAACTGGTGCAAGATGGGTAGAAACATCAAACATAGTTTCAAATACTGCAGTTAGAGGAAGATCTCATACTCATACTCGTCTCGAAACTAGAGGAGCAGGTCGTTTGACTAGGTGGCCTT